TTGCATTTGCTATTAAGCCGCACTCTTCTGAGCAATACTTTGTTCTTTTTTGTTGTGTTGTACTTAAATTGATAATTATATTAGCGCAAATTGAACAATATTTTTGCATAATATCCTTTATGTATAGGTTGTTATAGTTAGTAATCTTCTATCTTATTAGTATAGCTCTCTTCATCATCAGGATTAGCTTGAACTATCTTCATCTCACCTGATTCTTTACTAACAGCTATCCAACCACCTGCTTTTATTTCTGGAGTTTCTTCTCTCTCAGCTTTTGTATAACCAAACAACTGAGCGCAATATCCAAAGTCATCATTGTTTTTTAATGCCTCGTAAGAAGCAAACTTCTTTTCAAAAGCAAATCTTGATGCACTTTTTATATCCCATAGAGAATAACCATTACCATCTTTAATAATTAAATCAAGTTCTCCATTAATATAGTCTCCATCAGGAGTTTTGTAACCTACTCGTTTATTTAAATCTACTATTTCTACACCTGCTGCCAATAGGATAGCAACAGCAATTACTTCAGTCATATCTCCGTATAACATTTTAATACGAAAAGAGTTAGACTCAGGAGCTTTGGGCCAACCTAGTTTCTCTGCGTGTAACTGACAGAATGGTTTGCCAACCTGAGACATGGAGGGAAGTTTAGCTCCCCCCTTTCTCTTAAAATTAAACTTACCCAACTTATTATTAAACATCTGACTAGCTCTAAATATAATATCGTCAGGTATTTTAGGATCACCAGCTAGGTAAGTATCAATCCTAGTTTGAAGATCCATCTTATAGTGGGATCTCGTCATTGAGTAAGTCATCAAGATCAGTTTTAATTCCAGCAGGGACCATGTTCTCTCGCATCTTCTCTGCTACCTGATCGTTCTCTACCTTAACAAGATCAATGAAGTTAGTAATATACTCCCTAGTCTCATCAGTTAGAGGATGATGTTCTCCTAATAAAGGAGTATACTTTAAGACAAAGTATTTGTTTGATCCTGTTTTCTTTAACTCATAACCAATCTTTAGATCAAAGTTAAGAGGCATAGACTGTTGCCTAATCATGCTAGTCATAACTTTACTTATCTCCATAAAGTTAGATGGGCCTAGCTTCATACGAAAAGGAACATCCTTTATCTCTACCTTATCACCTGATGCAGCCATAGGTTTATCCATACGTATTAGACCAAAGATATTCCTATATAACTTAGCCTTAGATGCTGTAGCATATGCCACTGGATCAACTGCACGTAACTTCTCACGTTGTTTAGAAGGTATCCATCCACACTTATCACCACCATCCCAATCTAATGCAGTGTCAGAGAACTGCTTGAAATGCTGAGACATATTAGAAAACTTCTGAGTATCAGAGTCAAATACTGAAGTCTGCATTGTGTCTAGAAATATTCTGAAGTAAGTATCTTTAGCGAACACTTCCCCAAGATCAGGATGAGATAGTCCTATAGATGGTGCAGGTATTCCCTCTACCATATCTCCATCTATATCTGTAGTGCTATCCTTATTAATCCTGGCCCTAGCTAGTATTGGCCCTGAGTTCATAGTTGAATATAAAGCTGATAGATCAGTAGAGTTACCGTCTATATTCATTAATTGATTCATACGAATCCCCTTTCATTAAATGAATGATGCTTATAGCATACTTTTATTATTTTGTCAATTGAAATCTTGTTGATCCATCCAATTATTTCCATGAGACATTTCTACTTCTAAAGGTATGTAGTCAGGTAAACCAAAGCGTTTCTTTGCTTCCTCTTGTGCATCTAACAAACACTGTGGGCCTATCTCCTTAACTAGATCTATCTCGTCTGGATGAGTATCAATCAAGACACTGTCATGTACTGTATTAATGACTACACTTTGTAATCCTTTCTCTTTTAGTTTGTTAAATAATAATATCACACCTAATGGTACAATCTCTGCTGTAGCTACAGACTGAACAGGATAGTTTACTATCTGAGTTTTGAAGTTAGCATTACCTGATCTGTTTCTTTGGCAGTCAGGGAAACTAAACTGTCTACCTGTAGCAGTAGTAACTACTTTAGTTGAGATAGCTTCGTTCTGGAGCTTGTCGTGCCACTTAAAGATGCCTTGATACTTCCCAAAGAACTCTTTGAAGTAAACTTGTTGAGCAGGAGTTCCTTGAGTTCCACCGTAAAGTGGACGGAAGGTAGAAGCTTTTGCTGATCCTCTATCGGTGATTTCTCCGTTGTCTGAGAGAACTTTGGCAGTGTAGGAGTGAACGTCAAAACCAGATTCGACTTCTTGTTTAACTGTTTCATCTGAGGCGAGTATTCCTGCAACTCTAAACTCAAGTTGACTGTAATCAATTTCGACAAGCTTACCTCCTTCAAATCTACTTACAAATGCCTTGCGAACTGGAAACAATCTACCTTTAGGCATATTCTGTAGATTGGGATTGCTACTACTTAAACGACCAGTTGCAGTAATGCACTGATTAAAATTAGAATGAAGTAAACCATCTGATTTCATACCTTTCTTTATACCTTCAATAAATGATGCACGATAAGTATCTATTGCAGACAACCTAACTAATGATTCAAGAAACTTCTTAACTTGTGGATTAGTAGTTGTCTTGATGTTCTCAGTTAATGTTATCTTGTCAGTCTTAAAACCACCTGCTGATGCTAGTTCTAACTTAGGTCTGATCCGTAACCCTGCTACCTCATCTACTTCTAGATAAAGTACACCTAGTCCTTCGCAGTGTTCGCATTTAGTAGGTTTCTTAAACTTCTCTCCATTCTTCTTAACTTTATAATAGTGTCCTTTACCATAACAGCTGCCACACTTAATCGCTCTGGTTTTAAATGCAACACTGAAGCAAGATTTAAATGCTGATCTGAAACCCTCATCCTTCATGTAAGGTCTTCTCTTAGGCTTTCCCTTATCGTCTACCCCTATATCCATTACCTCTTTCCAGAGCTTCTTATCTGTAAGATTACATGAATACACAACAGTAGATAACTGTTCAGGAGAAGATAAGTTTATATCCTTATCACCCATAAGTTTCCTAGTTTCTGTTTGAAGGTATCTAGTAAGTTCTTCTTGTTCTTTCTGATAGTCTGCATCAACCTGATCAAGTACACTAAGATCAATAGCCATGCCTGATCGTTCTATATCTGTTAGCACACTACAGAACTCACACATAAGATCTCTTATAGGCAGCAGAGATATGTTGTCATCCTCTTTAAATAATCTTTCTTGCTTCTGGAATATATCAGCAGTAGCTAGTATATCGTCACGTAGGTATGAGATCTGTAGGTTTTTAGGAAGATCGCTGTAGTTTAGTCCTTTATCAAGCATATTCTTTAGTACGTCCTGCTTCCTTATAGAATCATACTTATGAGATAATGCTTCAAGACTAAGCTTGTTACGGATACCTTTACTTAATACATAT